CACTTACCACTATTGCCTGCTAACATTAATAATGTTTTTCTATTAGATGTAGATTGGCATCACTACCTCATTAACTTTTTTGATAGCGGAGCTGCACCATGTGCAAGATCAATAGCAGTATTTAAGGCAGATGATGAATGTAGATTTGATAATATAAGATTAGCCTGGACCAATAGTAGGGGTGGATGGGACTATTTTAATTTTACTAAACGTAGTGAGGAAAGTTACTCGGTAGAAAGAAAGAGATACAGAAAGGTAGTAGGTAACTACGCTACTGCAGATGAAGCTGAGGCCTTTAACTTTAACACATACGATAGAGGGCTAACTGAGCGCAGCCCATTTGTAGAGAAGATGATGCGTATTAGAACTGACTTCTTAACCGAGGGTGGATTTGAATACTTAAAGAATCTTATCTACTCTGAATCAGTCTACATTATTAATACAGATGGCACAGCTACACCGGTGCTAATAGATAGCAATAACTATACAGCCATTAGGACACGAAGTTTTAGAAAAACAGACTTAGAATTAACTCTTAAATTCAGTAACGACTATACAGCATGAGGCCATCAGTAATCTTAGTAGTAACTGCCGATAATGGCGCTCAGGTAGTAGTAGACTTGTATGAGAATGAGAGCATAAGCTACTCATCTAACTTCAATAGCATATCTGAGTTTACTACCAGGGGAGCTTTCTCAAGAGAGTTTAGAATACCTGCAACGAAAACGAATGTAGATTTCTTTGGGCAGCAGTACAATGTGAATCTGCTTAATGATGACACTACTCAGATTAATGTATTAAGAAAGATAGAGGCTACTCTTTCAGTAGATACCTTACCCATTGCAGAAGGGCACATACAATTTAAGCAGGCCATAACTCAGCAGGGTAAGATGCATGAATTCTTAATAGCTTTCTTTGGTGAGACTGTAGACTTAGCTCGCAGCATTGGAGATAAGATGCTAAAAGAATTAGACTACACTGATTTAGCCCATGAGAATAGCTTTGAGAATGTAAATCTAATTAACGATGGTAGCTTATTTGATGGAGCTGCATGCTATACCCTAACAGATAAGGGCCAAAATTGGAGTGAGGATAGCGCTATAGGTAGCAGAAGGATATTTAGTGATGTAAATCCTATCTATACTGGTGAGTTAACCTTAGCTCTTCAGGCTAAATGGCTACTAAATAAGATAATTACAGAGGCAGGCTTTACCTATAGCGGCACTACGTTAGATGAAGAGTTATTAAAGATGTATATTCCCTACATTACAGGGCCAAGAACTGAGGGATTAAGCAATGACGAGGCAAGATTTAAGGTGGAATTTGCTGCAGATACTGCCTTTACTATTAATATTCAAGGTGATCAGAGTGATTATTACAAACAGCTTACAGGATGGACCGAAATAAGTGATCCGTCTGCCAGCTGGGCAGCTAATGCATACACTGCACAGGGCAGCTTTCAAGCGAATTTCGAAATAGATTTAAATATTGAAGTAGATACTACAGGCTATTCTGCAGATACTCAGCATGTTTATGATATCATGTGGAAGAGAGTAAGAAGTGGCACTGAGTTATTCTTTCCGTTTCCTCTATCTATGGGGGTAGGTCCTACATCTCTGCAATATACCCAAGGTATAGGATGGCAGCCTACTACTCCTATCAATCCATTTAACGTAGCAAGCAACTTTCAATTAGACGTGCAGCAAGGTGATGTTTATACTTTATACATCTTTGCTCATGCAGGCAGCTCACAAGCTGTAGAGATTAAAGCGGATAGTTACGCTGCATTTAGTTACGTTAGTGGATTAAGCTATGCCTATCCAGTGCAAATAGCTAACAATGCACCTGAGATGAAGCAGGTAGATTACCTGAGAGATATTCTTAAGATGTTTAATGCTGTGCTTGTGCCTAATCCTAACATGCCTAACGCTGTTGAGATTATTCCAATGGTAGAGTATTTAGGTACAGGAGATGATTACGATTGGACCGGTAAGCTGGACCTATCAAAAGATATAGTATTAACTCCTGCAGCAGACATCAGAAAGAGACTGTTGAAATGGAGCTATAAAGAGCAGGGAGATTTCTTTAATGCTAAGTATAAGAAAGGAGCACAACGTATCTATGGTGAGCTTAGGCTTACTGATCCAGGCAATGATTTTAGCACTAACGATTACACTGTAGAGTTAACCTTTGGCGCATCACCATGCGACTTAATACCTAACACTAATTACGTAATCCCAAAATACTTTAATGAGAAGGGTGAATTTATGACACCTGGTCCGCGCATCCTTTATAGAAGAGATGCAGCCGAAGATGCTGTAGTTATGGTTTATGATGAGGTAGCTGAGGAGGCAAGCTTTACAATTATACCACTACTCTGCCATTACAAATCTATCCCAACTGAGATAGGTACAGATGACCTAAACTTTGGGCAAGAAATCCCTCCACATCCAATAGAGGCCATGCCATTGCACACGCTTTTTGATAGATATTGGAGAGATTATATCGCAGAGCTTTACGATTCAGAGCAGAAGATAATGGAGGCTTATTTTAAGTTATCTGTAACCGATGTATTTGGACTTAAGTTTAATGATAAAATATGGGTTAAAGATTCATGGTGGAGAGTAATAGAGTTAACCGATTACATAGTGGCAGATGAGCAAGTAACAAAGTGCAAACTTATTCGCTTACTTGACATTGGAGCGCTATGCCAGTACACACCATCTACAATTAACGTAAGCACAGGAGCAGTAGAGTTTTTGGATTACGATGGAGGTGTAAGTTACGGATCACAAGAATGTTGCGAGTATTACGGCTACACTTGGACAACAGCTAAAGGGCGCTGCTTTGCATCTACTACTACAAATGGTACAGGCGGTATAATTGGCTCACCTAACAACTCAGGCGGCAGCAATATTACTAATACAAGCGGTAACCAAAAGAGCGCTACCGGTATGGGTAACGTAAACAGAGGTGAAATTGAGAATAACAACGAGCGCATTTTTGTTAGTGGTTTAGGTCATGCCATTAGCCCTAACAATAATTACAGCCAAGCCATGGGTTATCGCAACTTCATCAGGCCAAACTTAGAAGGCACTACGGTAATGGGCCGATGGGCTGAAGCTGATGTAAGAGGTGTGCACTTTGGTGGTGGCACTTGGTACGATGGTACATCTGACTTTGGAACAACTATACCAGGGCGCTCACAACATGGCTTCATTCAGATGATGGGATTAGGTGAATTAGAAGCTAATCCTACTAATATAGATTTATTCTTAGATGGAATAGATGGAGGGGTAATAGCTACACCAACTGAGACGGTATGGATGGTTAAGATATACATTTCAATACTCGAATATCTTTATGGTAGCACTGACTTTACAGGCCGAGTAGCAAGCTTAGAATACAGCGCTATGGTTTGGAAAGATAAAACTACTCAAAGCGCATCTGCACCCATCTTAGTTAATCAATTTAATAGTGGATTTGGTGCTAGCTTATTTGATTTGTACTTGCCTATTGTGAGTAACAAATTAGCACCGTACATAACTGCAAAAGTAACAGGCAAAACTGCAGTAATCAGCGCAACTATTCAGTACACACAATCTAAATTCCAACGTACACCAATAATATGACAAATCCACAACAAGACATTATATTTAGTATGACTTTGTTACGCTCAGGTGTGCAGGGAAAGAGCAAAGAGTTTAAGCATGCGAGTGGCAACTACCATGCAAGGCTAAAGGTGTGGCAAATAAGAGCTATTAATTACACTATAGTTATAGGGCTACTTAGCTTAATTACATTCACAATTTATAGCGTAATATAATGGCTACACAAGAAATGATATTAAAGCTTTCGTTTGATGACGAAGGTACATTCACAGGATTAGAGGATATAAACCAAGAGCTCGCTAAAACTGATACAGCAACGAAGGCTGTAGAGAAATCTACTAAGACACTTAAGGCGCAATATGCTGAATTAAAGAAACAACAGGATCAGTTTGATCCTGGCACTGAGAAATTTGCTAAGCTATCCGTTGAGATGGGTGAGCTTAAGGATAGAATGAATGATGCAGCTGACGCTATTAAAGGTAATACAGGGCCTGCTATTGAGGGAGCACGTGCATCATTTGGAATGATGGGTGAGCAGATGATGAACTTAGATTTTGAAGGATTAAGCCAATCATTAAATTTAGTTAGCGGCAACTTAGCAAGACTTAAGCCTGAAGATATTAGCAAGGGTTTAAAGTCAATGGCAGAAGCAGGAGTCAATGCCTTTAAAGCTTTGGGTAAGGCTATCATGGCTAATCCATTACTCTTAGTGGCAGGAATACTTATAGCTATTGCTATGAATTTTGATAAGCTTATTAAGTTATTTCCTTCACTTGAAAATGCATTAACAGGCATAGATGAGCAGCAAAGAAGTATAGCTAAAAATGCACAGGCTACAGCTGATGCATCTAAGAAAGCCTATGATAATTCAGCTCTACAAGAAAACTCTTTAAGGTTACAGGGAAAAAGTGAGAAAGAGATATTGCAGATTAAGATGAAGAAACTTGAAACATCGATAAAAGATGCTAAAGTTAATTTAGAAATACAGGAAGCTCAGGCGCAATCTCAGATAGATGCAAGCCGAAGAAATGCTGAATTATTGCAGCAAATTATTAAAGGTGCTATGCAAAGTGCTACTTTAGGATTGCGCTTACTTGTTGCTCCAATAGATTTAGTTTTAACTGCAGCAAACAAAGTATCTGAAGCGCTTGGTTTTGGTGCTGTAATTGCGTTTAACATTAATGATGAAATCGGTAAGTTAATTGAAACAGGTAGTAAAATGTCTGCTGAATTATTTATTGATCCGGTAGCTCAAGAGCAAGCCTTAAAAGAAGGATTTGATAAGCAGCGCCATGAGGTAGCTCAAATGGTTAGTGATTACGAAGGCTTCCAATTATCTATTAAAAAGATTGATACGGATGCTCAGAAAGAAAAAGATAAACTTACTGAAGATGCGGCAAAGAAAGCTAAGGATGAATTAGATGCAGCAAAGAAGCTCTATCAAGATAGGAGAGATGCAGAGCTATCTGCGGAAGATGCTAAGTATAAAGCTATGCAGGCTATTCAAGAATCTGCAATAGAGAAAGAAATTACAGCAGCTATTGAAGCAAGTGAAGAGCTTTATAGATTAGCAGGAGAGGATGCTGCAGCTGAAGCTTTGATAGCTGAGAATTTAAGTAAGCAAATTGCTGATATTCAAAAAAAATATGCTGATGAAGCTAAAGCTGCTGAGCTAAAAGCAGATAATGAAGCTGCAGAAAGAAGGCTCAAAGAAATAGATGATGAAAAAAAGAAGGAGGAAGCAAAAGCAGCTATACGCATGGCAAATATTGCAGCAAATTTTGAAATGGCTGATCTTGCAGTAGGTGCTTTAATGGATTTGAATCAGGCAGCTGCTAAGGGAGATGAGGCAAGCCAGCGCAAGACTTTTGAAAGAAACAAGTTAATGCAGAAGGCTCAAGCTACCATAGCTATGGCAAGTGGAATTATTCAACAGTTAGCTGTTCCGCAAGATCAGTTAACAGGTATGAACTTTGTCAAGGCAGCAGCATTAGCAGCAGCAGGAATAGCTAACATAGTTAAGATTAATCAGACTCAATTTGGAGGAGGTGGCGCAGGAGGTAGCAATGGCAATCTAAACGCACCAACAGGAACAAGTGCACCGGCTATAGATTTCAGCGGAGCTAATTTGCAGACTAATGCGCCAGGTGGATTAGAGACTTATGTACTTGCAGGCAACGTAGCAAACGCATTGGAGGCACGTCAAAAGATAATAGACCAATCACATTTATAGAATTTTTCCACTAATAAAAAAGCAATCACATGAATGACAAATTGAAATTAATAGAGTATGGCTTAGGTGAGGAGGAGGATAACATGGGGGTATACGCTGTAAGCTTAGTATCTGAGCCTGCTATAATGGTAGACTTTGTAGCACTGTCTAAAGCTAACTTGTTATTAGCTCGCGTAGAGGATGGAGAGAAGCGCATGCTCTATGGTCCTGCACTTATTCCTAATCAGCCTATAGTTAGATATGATGGTAATAACGAAAAGTATTTTATCACTTACTCTAAAGAGACTATAGAGCAAACGGCTCAGGAATTCTTAAAGAGAAACATGCACCATAACCATACTATCCAGCATGAGATGCCTGTAAATAATCTTACCGTAGTAGAATCTTGGGTTACTACAGGAGCGCATGATAAGAGCATGAACTACGGCTTTGACTTACCGGAGGGTACCTGGATGATAGGGGTAAAAGTAGATGATGATAAGACTTGGGAAGCGGTAAAGAATGGCGAGGTTAAAGGCTTTTCAATAGAGGGATGGTTTGCACCAATGAGTGAAAGTGATGTAACTGAGAAAGACTTAGAGAAGCTATTAGCTGAATTAGCTGAGCAGCTTGAAATGAATTTGTAATTTTTTCCACTAATAAATATAAACTATGAACATGATTCAAGAAATTTTAAAGAAGTTCGCTCCGCAGCTTGCAAAGCATGGAGTAAAGCTATCAGTAGAAGAGGCTGCTGCACCGGAAGCTACACCTGTAGCAATGGCTGTAGAAGGGGCTTTAGCTGATGGCACTATGATCTACTCAAGTGCTGATGCATTTGCAGAAGGAGTAGATGTATTCGTAATGGATGCAGACGGCAATCCTACACCTCTTGCTGATGGTGAGTATACTATGGATAACGGTATGACTATCGTCGTAGCAGCAGGGGTAATCGAGTCAATGGCTGAGGCTATTACTGAAGAGCCTACTGTAGAAATTGAAGTAGAGCAGGAGATAGCTGAGACTTACTCTAAGGAGCAAGTAGAAGGTTTACTTAAAAATGTAATCTCTGAATTCGAAGCTAAGCTAAGCGCTGCTGAGAAGAAAATTACTGAGCTAAGTAAAGCACCGGCAGCAACTACTGTAAAGCAGGCTCGCCAGGTTACACCTCAAGCACCTTTAAACATTACAGCAATGAGTAATATCGAAGATAGAACTCGTGCTATAGTAGCAAGATACAAAAACAACTAAAAACAAAAACAAAAAAACAAAAACATGGCTGATAACTTGACCATCACCTCAACCTACGCTGGCGAATTAGCGCTACCGTACATTGCTGCAGCAGTTCTTTCAGGAGATACTATTGCAAACAACTACATCACTGTTAAAGAGAACGTAAAGTACAAAGCTGTACTTAAGATTCTTGCTTCTACAGGATTAGTTAAAGCTGCTACTTGCGACTTTGACAACTCTACAAGTGCGCTTACTCTTGAGGAGCAAGTGTTGACTGTAACAGACCTTATGGTTAATATCCAACTTTGCAAAGCTGAATTTACAAAAGATTGGGAAGCGGCTCAAACAGGTCGTGGCTTTATCAACGATGTAGTTCCTGCTAACTTCTCTGATTTCTTAATTTCTCACTTGGCTGCTAAAGTAGCACAAGAGATTGAGTGTAACATTTGGAAAGGTAACTGGCCATCTTCAGGATTTACAGGATTTAACGGATTGCAGTACTTAATTGACGCTGGCAAAGGTGGTACTCCTGATGTAGATTTCGCTGCTCCTTTGGATGCTACTAACGTAATTGCTAAATTGCAGTTATGTACAGACGCTTTGCCTGCTACATTGGTAGGAAGCCCTGACCTTAAGATCTACGTTAACCGTAAGACTGCACAGTTATATCGTCAAGCTTTGGCTACTGCAGGTTACCTTCAGACTTTCCAAGGTACTGCTACATTCCCATTGACCTTCAACGGGTACGATGTGTATGTTTGCCCAGGTATCTCTGATAGTGTAGTTATCTTAGCTACTGTTGCTAACTTGAACTTCGGAACTGATTTAACATCAGATTTCAACGAGGTGAAAGTAGTAGACATGAGCTTTACTGATGCATCTGACAACGTGAGAATGGCTATGCGCTTCCGCGCTGGTGTTCAGTACGCTGTACTAGGTGATATCGTTATCGGATTTGATAACTAAATAATACTCCTTTGTTAAAAGAGTGGGTTAGCTAATAGCTGCCCATTCTTTGCAAAGAATATTTTAACTAATAAAAAAAAATAACCATGAGTTGTCTGACTACCGCGGGAATACTAATTGCTTGTAAGGAAGCAATCGGAGGCATTAAAGCAATCTACTTAGGAGATTACGCTACATTCGCGAACACTGCTACTATTAACGGAGGCACTAACTTAGTTACTGCTCTTAATACAGGAAGTGTTTACGAATTTGAGCTACCTAAGCACACAGGATCATTCACAGAAGAGGCTGCTATCAGCATCGAGAATGGCACTGTATACTATACACAAACTGTTGTAGCTATGTTCCATGGAATGACTGCTGCACGTTCACTTCAACTTCAAAACATTTCTAAAGGTCGCAATGTACTTTTCGTACAGGATAACAATGACAACATTTGGATGTGTGGCTATAAAGATGGGGTAGAGGTTACTGCCTTTACCACAGCTACAGGAGCAGCCAAGGGAGACATGGTAGGATACACGATTACCTTCACAGGCGAAGAGAAAGATAAGGCATACTTGTTAGATCAGGATGCAGGAGATACTCCATTCCAAGACTTCGCTACAGTTACTGTAGTAGGCGCTTCATTGTAAGTAAAATTGTGCTATATTTAAAGCATGATATACTTACTAAAAAATACAGCAGCACAGCTCCTCTACCTTAGTCTTAAGGAAGGGGAGCTTTTGCTTGCTAACACCTATACTGATTACTTGTTAGAACTAACTAACGAGCAGACACTTGAGAAGCTTTACGCTATCCCTACTCAGATAGCTCAGAATGATAGGTACACTACCATAGAGATAGGCACTAATGCCAACACACCAACAGCTGCAAGCCTACTAATTAACTACCCAGCTCGATTTTCGTACATAGTTTACGGGCAGAATAGCAGCACTAACTTAGATCCTACAGATGCTGTTGTAGAAGGGGTAATACAGATTGGTTATTTAATAGTAGAAGATTTAACTACTCCCCGATTTACAGAGCCTAACCTAACCATAGATTCAGACATTGCATACAATGGATAAAATAAAACACGCGGCACCTATGTTAGTTAATCTTGGCGCAGCAATGCCTCAAGAGGCTAACGAGAAAGAAACACCAAAGGGATGGGTAACATTAGGTGAGGCTAACTCATTTCCTAATTACTTAATAGATCTGTATTATAGCTCTCCGGTGCATTCAGCTTTGACCATGAGCATAGCTTTCATGATAGCAGGCAAAGAGATTAAAAGTAATAATCCTGCAGCTCAGCGTGAGATAGATAGACTTAAATTAAATAGCATTAGACGTCCTGTAGCATTAGATGCTAAGATGCAAGGTGGCTATTACTTAGAAATTATTTGGAGCGTAGATAGAAATAGCATAGCTAAAATTAACGAGCTGCCTTATGAGAATTGCCGTCTTGCTGTTGCTAATGATGAAGATGTTATACCTGGCATTTATTATTCTAAAGATTGGAATGATATGCGCAAGAAAAAGAATGTGCCGGTATTTATCCCGATGTACAATCCTACTTCAAAAGCAGATGAGCCTTCTCAAGTGCTATTTATTGGAGTTATGACACCTGGCTCTGCATACTATCCTAAGCCTGATTACTATTCTGCTATCAATTACATAGAAATTACAAGAGAGATAAGCGAATTTTATAGAGCTTTCTTAAGTAATGGTATGGCACCTTCTTACATGCTGCACTTTAATAATGGCATCCCTGATCCTGAGGAGCAGTTAGCTATCAGAAGGAACTGGGAAACTATGGTAGGTGCACGAAAAGCAGGTAAGGTAGTATTTACATTTAATGAATCATCAGATAGAGCACCTCGTTTAGACTTAGTGCCTATGACTGATGCAGATAAGCAGTGGCAAGAGTTAAGCACCCAGTCAAGAGAGAATATCTTAGCAGCACACCGCGTTACATCTCCTCTCTTATTTGGTATTAGAGACTCAGGAGGATTAGGTAGTAACGCTGATGAGATGAAACAAGCTTACCGCATCTTTAATAAGAATATAATTGAGCCATATCAAAAGATAATTACAGATAGCTTTGAAGAGATTTTTAAAGGTATGGGCATTGTGGCTGATATTTATATTGAGTCTAATGATATTTTCGGGGAGGAAATCACTGCTCCAACTGTTGCACAATCTGCAACAACTGAACTTTCTAAAGAAAAAAAAAAGATTAATTTAGAGCCACAAGAAAAGCCTCCAATTTTCACAGATGAAGATGAGAATTGGTGGTGTGAATTCTTAGAAGATAAGGGCGAAATAGTAGACGAAGAGGAGTGGGAATTAATCGAAGCTGAGCCTGTTAATCTTGCGTCAGTTAGAAGCTACTCTGATCCTGATAGGCCTTCTGAAATGGATAGCGGATTATACAAAATCAGATATGCATACTCAAAGAATCTAAGTGGTAATAGCAGAAGATTCTGCCGACAAATGGTAAGCGCTGCACGTAATGAGTTTGTATATCGGTACGAAGATTTAAGCGGAATGAGTGCAGATAGTAATGACCTTAATCCTAACATGGGCCATCAGGGTGCTACTTATTCAGTATGGTTATTTAAAGGGGGAGTTAATTGTAAGCATTATTGGGAGCGTAGAGTGTATTTTAGAAAGAGAGAGAAGGGTAGATTCATTGCAGATAATGGTTTAGAATCATCTGATCCTATCTCAGTGGCTAAAGCTATACGTGCAGGAATGCCTTTAAAAGATATAGCTAAAGACTTTGCTACAGCTAATACTCGCACCTATGACTTACCTAATAACGGCAGATACCCAGGAACAAATTAATATAAAACACAATGGCAATAGCACCCGAAATATTATTCATTAACGAGGAATTTTTAAAGAAATATACTCAGCTAAATGAAGCTGTAGATACTAACTTAATTCGCCCTGCTATTTACTTAGCACAGGATAAGTATATTACTTTGTGGTTAGGTACTAACTTAACTAACAAGATTAAGAATGAGATAAGCGCAGGAACTTTATCCGGTGTTTATGAAACTCTCTTAAATGAATACATAGTTAAGCCTACAGCATGGTGGACAATGGTAGAGCTTTATCCTATGCTAATGTATAAGCATGATAACGGTAACTTAGTTACTCGCCAATCTGAGAACACTACAGCCATTACTCAAGGTGAGCTATCATCTTTAAGAGATATGGCACGTGAGAACGCTAACTACTACACTCAAAGATTAGTAGATTATTTGTGCGCTAACAACTCAGACTATCCTGAATATAGCAATAACACAAGCCCTAATATTACACCCATTCGCGTAGTTAACAGGCAGAGCCAAATATCTTTTAGCAGAAGTATGAATAATATGGAGAGTCCATGGAGCAGATTTAATGTGCGAGACTTTACTAACTAAGAATGAAATTAACAAAGGAGCAAATTACACGAAGAGACTATGAGAAAAAACTCAAGGTCTACCTAACTAAACGAGATAAAGAACTTAGAAAGAATGAAAGCACCAACAATAGAAGAGCTTAAGGCTCAATTTACTGAGCTTGGCTATAAGTGGCCATCTATTCACGTGGTAGGTATCAGGTCCAAAGCTAATGAGCCTAATAAATTTGATGATCTAATAGGATTGGTGCAAGGTGATCAGGTGAATTGGTACACCGGTACCACTAATCCAGGTACTTTTTGGCTTAACTCACCTATGAATAGCTTAGGCACAGCAGTGTTAAAGGCAGGGCAATATGTAGATACTTACACAATAGGCTTGCATCAGGGCAAATATACAGCATTAAAGCAAGCAAAGAAAGTTACTGTGTATAGAGATGCAGATAAAGATAACATAGCTGAGGAGCAAGGTAAAGAAGATATAGGATTGTTTGGCATTAACATTCATAGAGCTAATGAATCTACTGAATCTAAGAATATAGATAAGTGGAGTGCTGGATGTCAAGTGCTGAATAGTCCTAAAGATTTCAAAGAGCTTATTCAAGCATGCATTAAGAGTGGTAAAAAGTCATTCACCTACACACTACTTAAAGAGTCATGAGTAATAATCAGCAGCAGATAGCGGAAGGAGTTACCGGTACAGTTAGCAGCATCTTGTTATCAGTGCCAGCATGGATGGTAGATGTAGAATTTGCATTAAAGATATTTTGTTTATTGCTATCAGCTGTGGCATCTATCTTTACGATATACAAGATGCGTAAAAAGAGATGAAATGGTTAAAGAGCATATTTAGTAATGAGGGAGATGCAAGCTCTAAACGAGTGGCATCTATCTTAGCTGTTATAGTATGCATTAACTTATCTTACATCGGCACGTTCACAGATTACAAATGCCCTGAATACATGTTTGACGGCTTGCTTATTTTAGCAGGAGGAGGCTTGGGATTAACAGTAATTGAATCTATCTTTAACAAAAAGAAATCAAATGACTCAACAGGCCAAGACTCAAATTAAAGCAGCTGCAGTTATGGTAGTAGCGCTAACCATCTGCATTACTATTCAATGCTTATACATTGCTTTAAAGGACAGTAAGAAAGCATTAGAAGGATATGAGCGCAGAGCTGATAGAGCTACGCACGTGATAGATAGTTTAGAAGCTACTAACGTGCAGCGTATGGCTGAGATTGCACAACTCAATATGCAGATTGAACATAATACTAAAAGATATGAAGCTAACATCAGCGCTATTGATTCTCTTGATCGCAATGGCCTTAAGCGTGCCATGCACAACCTACTCTCAAGCCTTACCTCCGAAAGATACCCTGGTCAGTCTAACGACTAACGAAGTAAGAGCGCTACTTAAGCTAAAGGCCGAGCGTGATTATCTTAAAGTACAGGTAGGCTTATTATCAAAAAGTGATAGTATTGCATCTTTTGTCATTAAGGACCAAGCTAAAACTATAGATGCCTACAGCATAGCTAATGAGCAGAAAGCTCAGCAGTTAGTTAAGGTCCAGCAAGAGCTGTACAAAGAAGCTGCACGTAAAGAATCTTGGCGCAGTGCAGCGCTAATAGGTATACCTATCTCATTTGTAGGAGGTATTATCTTCAATCTACTTTTCTAATCTAACAAATCTTTGTTAATAACTTTGCTAAAATTAGCAAGGTTTCTTTTGCATATCTAAAATATTGTAGTACATTTGTTAAAATTAAATCAAATAAGCAAATGAAAAAAGCACTACTCATCATCTTAGTCCTCTTCGCAGGAATGTTAATCGCTGGCACATTCGATGCACAAACAGCAGAGTTAGAATCACAACCAAATCACATAAGCAAATGAGCGAAGAAACTGCACGCTGTAAAATTCCTATGTTATTTGAGGAAGATGTATTTTTTATAAGCATAGCTTTGTTAATTGCTATAGATTATTATCGAAATGATAACGATCATAAATCTGCTGCAAAATGCCATAAAGTAGCATTAGATTTTATGAATACACCTTGGAAAGAATTACCAACCCCTAATACCTTAAACAAATGAAAACACTTTTTGAAATTGTTGAGATAGCTAAGTACGATGGCACTCGCTACTACTTAAAAATTAATGGTAGCTATACCAAAGTATTTGACACGTATGACGAAGCCTTCGCTGAATACACGCTGGCTGTTAACTTCAGAGAGACACATACAGTGTTAGTAAGCAAGGAGGTAGAGCTATGAAGTACCATGTAACAGTAACCCCATTAGACGAGGTACAAATCTCAATAGCTGAGCGCCTTGGTACTGCTAACCTATTTATAGCAGACACTTGGGAAGTAGCACAGCAGATGCTACCACTACTCATGAAGATCTATAAATTTGATTACGTGCCAGTGTGGATTAATGAGTATAACGAAGGCGCACTGTATGAGTGGGAGAATGATGATGTAGTAATTAGTATAAAAAGAATTTAGTATATTAGCAACTTAATTAATAATCAATATGAACAAACCAAACAACATAACCGGTAAGGTTATCGTAAGTCGGTGGGATGCCGAAGCTTGCGGATGGAAGCTGTACACATCAGCTCACAGCTATTCTCTAACTGATTTCTCAACAGCTAAAAAGCATGGTGAGGTATTCCCTGATGATGGTACTTTCCTGTACCAATTCGAGAGCGAAGGGGAAAGCAATGTACATGATTACTTTATGTCTGACCGCTATGTTATCTGATCGCTACAACAGCAGATTCATCTGCGTTCAAAGCTCACTACCGGGAGAGGAGTTAGAGTTTAATAAAATGGCAGAGAAAGTAGTCTATGAATCATGGCGCTCATACTTTCAAAACAATCCCGATGAGTTACACAAGAGAGCCTAACTGGGCCAAGCTCAAGCCTGAGATAGATTGGGATGAGGAGGAAGAGAAGTTAGCAGATAAATTAAATAAGTATATTAATCAAAACAAACAAACAGTTATGAATCAAGGAATCATTAAAAGTCAGAAATTTGTTAGAGAGTGGAACGGCCCATCAGGTACAATCTATTACTTCGATTTGGTAGTAGAGTCAAATAATGGTTTAAATGAAGTAGGGCAGATTGGAGTTAAGGACATGAACAGTCCTAAGATTCAAGTAGGCGCTACCTTGCACTATACAGTAGAAGAGCGCACAGGTCCAACAGGTAAGAAGAGCACTAATTTTAAGATGCAGAATCCAATGCAGTATAGTGGCACTACAGCTGCTCCAAGTAGTGCGGGGAATAACGTTCCTAATTACCGCAAAGAATCACCGGATGTGCAGAACTCTATCAGCAAATCAGTAGCTCTTAATAACGCTGTGCTATTCTGCAAAGATGTTAAGGGCAGTAAGCCAGGTGATGTATTAGATACAGCTGAGATATTCTTAGCATGGCTTAAAGGTGAGGAAGTAGAAGCAGTACAAATTAAAGCAGTAACAAATGAAAGCAGCGAAGATGAAATGCCATTCTAAGTTAACTCCTTTCCATAGCTGGGTACGCAGTCATTTTTTGACTGTGGCCCACTTTGCTGAAGTGCTTGAGGTGAGTTATCCAACAGCTCAAAAGTATATTAAGCAGCCTCGCACTATGAAGGTTACGCACATAGGTAAGCTTGCTAATATCACTGAGGAAGAGATACCGTACATTTTAGAATTAATGAAAGACTCTAAAACTAAATAACTATGGAAAAGAAACAAACTATTACATACCCTTGGGCTTGCACCTCTTGCAAAAAAGAAATGGTAGCAGGACCATATCCTCAATGGTTTTGCTTACATAAAGAATGTGTTGAATATCTTAAACCTAAAAATTTATAACTATGGAAAAGAAAGTATGGTACAAATCGGTTATTGCAACCGAAGAGCAGAACATTAACGTATATCCAACCGAAAACTTTGATAGGATTATCGTGGAAGCTAAGGAATTAGACGATAGAAAAAGTCCAACAATGTATCTGAACAAAGATGAAATGGAACTTCTAATTCTTAAAATGAGAGAAATGATGGATTACTCAACTAAAAACTAAATAACTATGGAAAAGAAACAAACTGCGGTTGAACAACTAATTAATGAAATGAAATCCTTACTTGACCAACCTTATGTCAACCCTAAAAATGCACTGAACGACTGCATTAATTTAGCCTATAACAAACTGCAAATGGAGAAGGAGCAGATGAAAGAAGCTGCTTTAGATAATGTGACTACCAATGAAAAATTAAGAAAAATATTTGAAATTCAATTTGAAGATTTTTACAACGAAACTTACGGAGGGCAAGATGAGTAA